GAGCCTGCGGCAGTGCGCGCTGCTAGCGAAGCCGGAGACGCTGCTCTACCTCAGCTGTCCGATTACCGAACCGGGTCGCAGCGGCTACGCGGCGCACTACGCGGCGCACGTCTACGAACCGACCGAGGCCGAGCTGCTTGAGTGGCTCGGCGCGGCGGGCTGGCGCGTGCGCAGCCGGCACGGGCTGAGCACCGGCGCGAAGGCGTTCAGGGCGCGCCTGTCCGGCGTCGATCTCGAGACGGCAGAGCGGATCTACGCGGAAATGCCGCGCGAGTTCGCGCTGGTGACGATCGCGGCGCTGCTGCCGCAGTGCGCGCAGGAGGTGGCCTATGTGTGCGGGCGCGAAGGCCAGCAAGGGCTCTTTTAGGTGATCATCTACAGCGCCGGCAGCACGGGGTCTGATAGCGAGGAGGCCGCGCTGATGTCGGCCGGGCTAATGGCGAACCGGCTGACGACCTACGCCGACAGGCCGCAGGTCGCGCGCGTGCTGCAATGGAAGCGCGAGTTCCCGTCCGGGCGCGTGCTAATGGACTCAGGCGCGTTCTCGGCGTTCACGAAGGGGACTGCGATCGACCTCGGCCGATACTGCGAGTTCGTGACCGAGAACGCCGCGCTTATTACAGCCTACGCCGCGCTCGATGTGATCGGCGACCCGGACGCGACGCGCGCGAACACCGACGCGATGGTCGCGCGCGGCCTCAGGCCGATCCCGACCTACCACCGCGGCAGCCCGTGGAAATTCCTCGAGTCGATGGCCGTCGAGTTCGACTACATCGCGCTCGGTGGCATGGCCACGTCGTCCGCGCGCGGCCTGCGCGCGACGCGCGAGACCGTGGGGCCGTATCTTGACGGGTGCTTCTCGCTTCTCGAGCGGTACTGGCCCGTGCGCGTGCACCTGTTCGGGTCGGCGCAGCCGTGGGTGCTCGAGCGCTATCCGGTGTACAGCGCCGACACGTCGTCGGCCGTCCGCGGCGCCGGAATGGGGGTAGTGCAGGCGTCCCGCGGCGACGGCACGCTGGCCTGGCTGAACTGGCGCGACGATCTCGCCGTCAGCTGGAACGGCGAGATCGCCGACGGCGTGTCCGAGAACTCGTTCGCCGGCAGGTGGGCGCACAACCTGCGCGTTCAGGCGTCAGTCGAACGCTATGCGACAGACCTGTGGGTCTCGAAAGGTGTGAAATGGAGCAGCTAGGCCAGGTCCAGGTGAACCTCACCGCGCTCGACTGCGACGGCGGATGGAAGCGCGACGACCCAGCGACCTTCGAGAAGCTTAAGGCGTCCCTGCGCCGCTACGGCCAGCTGCGGCCGCTCGTGGTTGGCTACCTGCCAGACGCAGGCATGGCGGTTCTGGACGGCAGGCGCCTCGCCGCGGCAATGCGCGAGTGCGGCGCGACCACGGCGACGGCCTTCAACGTCGGGCCTGTAACGGCCGACAGTGCGACGGCGCTGATGCTGGCGCTCGAGATCGGGTTCGAGGTCAACTACGCCCGACTGGCGTTCGCCGTGGCCGGGCTGCTCGACGCCGGGGCGACTGTAGGCCAGCTGGCCTCAGTGTCGCCGTTCGACGCCGAGCGCATAAAGTACTTCGGCGTCCTTACGAAGTTCGACTGGAGCCAGTTCAAGCCGGTCACGACCGGGCAGGAGGCGATAAGCTGGGACGCCGAGACGCCGGACGCCGTGGCCGTCGCCGAGACCGAGCCCGTGCCTGTCCCGTTTCCGGCCGAGAAGGTCGCGCAGGCCGATGCTAATGAAGCCGTCACGGTGGCCGTACGGGACGTCGCGTTCGACGTCGACACGGACGGCCAGGCGGCGCTGTTCTAATGGACCGCGTAGACGCGGCCACGCGCTCGCGCATCATGCGGGCAATCAAGTCGCGGGACACGAAGCCAGAGCTGGCGCTCGCCCGCGCGCTGCGCGCCACGCTGCCGGCCTACGCGATGTTCTCGCGGCGCAAGAACCGCCTGCCTGGGCGGCCGGACTTCGTCGTGCACCACGCGTGGACGGGCACGCGGCTCGCCGTGTTCATGCACGGCTGCTTCTGGCACCTGTGCTCGCGGCACTACAAGCCGCCCTCGGGCGAGGCATGGCGCAGGAAGATGGACGCGAACCGGCGCCGCGACATCCGCGTCCGCCGCCAGCTGCGCGCGCTCGGCTGGCGCACGATGGTCGTCTGGGAGCACGAGGACCCGTCGCGCGGCGCGGCCAGGGTGGCGAGGCGGATCGATGCCGCTGACTAGGGCGCAGACGTCCGGGCGCTGGCGCGAGAAGCAGCGCTCGGCCGGGAGATGCATCGTCTGCGGCGGCGGCAAGCCGTGCGCCTACCACGTCTGGAAGAACAAGGTCTACCGGCGACGCTACTACGAGAAGCACCGCGAGGCCGTGAAGGCGCGGTCGGCGGCCTACAGGAAGGCGAAGGCGCGCGCATGAACTACATCGGGATCGATCCTGGCGTCGGCGGCGGACTGGCAGTCGTCTCAGGCGGCGGTGCGGCTCTGGCTATCAAGATGCCTGAAACGAAGCGCGACGTCTGCGACTGGTTGCGACTCGCTAGCGGTTCCGTGTGTGGTCCTGATGCGATCGCGACGCTCGAGTTCGTTAGGTCGTCTCCGCAGATGGGCGTGACGTCCGCGTTCACGTTCGGGCGCGGCTACGGGAACCTCGAAATGGCGCTCGTCGCCTGCGGCATCCCGTTCGACGAGGTCACGCCACGCAAGTGGCAGCAGGCGATGCGGTGCCTGACTGGAGGCGACAAGAACGTGAGCAAGGCGCGGGCGCAGGAGCTGTTCCCGGACATGAAGGTCACGCACTATACGTCTGACGCGCTGCTTCTGGCCGAGTACTGCCGTCGCCTGCATACCGGAATGCTCGCGTGGTGAAGCAGGACCGCGCGCTCCCGCACTCGCTCGACGCCGAGGCCGCGACGCTCGGCGCGATCCTCGTGCACCCGCAGAACCTCCCGGTCGCGGCGTCGGTCGTGTCTCCAGGCGACTTCTACCGCGAGGCGAACCGGACCGTCTTCGCCGCGATGCTGTCGCTGCACGAGCGCGGTCAGGCGATCGACTGGCTGCTGCTGAAGGAGGAGCTGACGCGGCTCGGCCAGCTCGACGAGGTCGGTGGCCCGGTCTACGTCATGGGCCTCGCGAACGGCGTGCCGAAGTCGACCAACGTGCCGTTCTACGCCGGCCTGATCCGCGAGCACGCACGCCGACGGGCTGCGATCGCCGCCGGAAGCGCGATCGTCACGGCCGCCTACGACGCCGAGGATACGGCGGCGCAGGTCGTCGAGGATGGGGTGGCGGCGCTGCTGCGGTGCGTCGGGACGACCGGCGGCGGGCTCGTCTCGGCCGACCAGGCGATCCGGGACTACGCGAACGCCATAGACAGCGGGTCGCTCGGGTCGCCGGTCGAGACCGGCTACGCCGACGTCGACGCGATGCTGCGCGGCGGGTTCCGGCCGGGCGACCTCGCAATCGTCGCGGCGCGGCCGTCGGTCGGCAAGACGTCCTGGGCGCTCGGCGCCGCCGACCACATGGCGCGGCACGGGTCGCGCGTCGTCTTCTTCCCGCTCGAGACCGGCCAGCAGAACATCGCCGCGAAGCTGCTCGGCCTGCGCGCGCGCGTACAGACGGTCAGGCTCGAGCGCGGCGAGGCGGACGCCGACGAGTGGGCGCGGGTGTCGGCCGTCATGTCGTCTGACGCGACCGACGCGCTCGTCATCGAGGAGTCGGCGACGACGGTCGTCGAGATCGGCGCCTGGTGCCGCCGCGCGAAGGACGCCGGCGGGCTGGCCGGCTGCGTGATCGACTACCTGCAGCTGCTGTCGCCAGACCGGACGACGGACAACGAGTCGCGCGACGTCGCCGGCATCAGCCGGTCCCTGAAGCGGCTAGCGAAGTCGCTCGGGATCTTCGTGCTGGCGATCTCGCAGCTGTCGCGGTCGCCGGAGGCGCGGAAGGACAAGCGGCCGCACATCTCCGACCTGCGGAGCAGCGGCGCGCTCGAGCAGGACGCGGACATCGGCATCCTCCTGCACCGCGAGGAGATGCACAAGGCGACGGCGGATAACGCCGGGGTCGCCGAGTGCATCATCGCCAAGCACCGCAACGGGCCGGTCGGTGTCGTGAAGCTCGCGTGGCGGTCCGAACTGGCGCAGTTCGCGAACCTGGCGCGGGACTAGGCGTGCAGTCATCGCTATTCGGACCAGACGCCAGCGACGAGCCAATCGAGGAGATTCTTGAGGTCGGCGACACCGTTGAGGTCTGGTCACGGCAGTTCGTGAACCGCTGGGTGTTCCTGAAGCACCAGCGCCCGCACGCGCTCAAGGAGCTAGAGGAGCTGCTCGCATGCCATACCGGGATCGTGACCGCCAGCGTCAAGCAAGCCGCGAGTGGCACCGCAATCACCGCGCCCAGCTCAGATGTGGCGCCTGCGGACAACGGTTCGCCTACCCGGACTATCGGTGCGAAGCCTGCAAGAACCGGAAGCGTGGCGCGGGACTAGCGTATAATTTCGCTACTAAGACACGTGGCACGTAAGCGCAGCGCGGCGCCGTTCGGCAAGCGGATTCTCGGCACGGCCGACGTCCCGGCCGGGCAGCTGTTGGCGAACCCGGCGAACTTCCGCATCCACCCTCGCGCGCAACAGGACGCGCTGACGACCGTGCTCGGCGAGATCGGCTTCATCCAGCACGCGATCGTCAACAAGCGGACGTCGCCCGAGTGGGGCGACAAGCGCGGCGTCGAGACGATGATCGACGGGCACCTGCGGACCGAGCTGGCGCTGACGCGCGGCGAGGAGACGCCGGTCCCGGTCGTCTACGTCGACCTGACGCCGGCCGAGGAGCGCCGGGTGCTGGCGACGTTCGACGCGATCGGGGCAATGGCCGCGCTCGACGGCGACAAACTGGACGAGCTGTTGGCGGACTCGGCGCTCGACTTCCCGGACTCGGAACTGGACCTCGCGGCGGTGCTGAAGCGGGAGAAGCGCCACGTCGAGTTCGACGCGGCGACGGCGACGAACGTCGTCGTGACGTGCCGGGACGCCGACGAGCAGGCGTCGCTGATCGAGGAGCTGCGCGCAGCCGGCTACGCGTGCAAGGCGACCTCGCGGTCGTAGCGTTTTACTAACTAGGCGGCTCAATAAGGAAGGGACGATACCGACATGGGTAGCTTGAATCAGGTGACGTTGATCGGGAACCTAGGGCGCGATGCCGAGCTGCGCTATACGCAGGGCGGGACGGCGGTCGCGACGATCAGCGTCGCGACGACCGAGACATGGAACGACAAGCAGGGCCAGAAGCAGGAGCGGACCGAGTGGACGCGCTGCGTCGTGTGGGGCAAGACGGCCGAGGCGATCAGTCAGTACCTGACGAAGGGGAAGTCGGTCTGCGTCGTCGGCAAGCTGCAGACGAACAAGTGGACCGACAAGGAAGGCGTCGAGCGCTACTCGACCGAGGTGAAGGCCGACCGCGTCGTGCTGCTCGGCGGCGGACAGGGCGGGTCGCGGCGCCAGGAGCACGACGACGACTACCAGCCTGCCGCGGACGAGCCGTCAGGCCCGACGGGCGGCATCGCCGATGACGACATCCCGTTCTGATGGACGGGCAGGGCTGGATCGGCGCCGGCTTGATCAAGCGGCTCCGGATGTGGCGGGCCGACCGGGCGCACAGGCGCACCTGCAGCAGGCTCGAGGCGTGGCGGATCATCGAGGACGTGCCGGTGATCCGCGAGCGGGCAATGGACGCACAGGAGGGGTCGGCCGTGCGGGCGCAGCAGCGGACGGTCGCAATGAACAACCGGTAAGGATCTCGCAGGAGACGGCGCATGGCGAATCGACAGGCGGGCAACATCACGCGGCTGGTCACGGACATGGACAGCGGCCGGCGCAAGGGGTTCGGGTTCATCAAGGCGGACGGCGGCGACGAGTTCTTCTTCCATGTCAGCGGTCTGCGGTCAGGCACGAAGCGGTTCGACGACTGCATGGAGGGCGACAAGGTCGAGTTCGTGGCCACGGAAGGCCCGAAGGGGCCGCGCGCCGAGGATGTCACGGTCGACGACTAACCGGTTAATCTAACGGCTCAGGTTTAACTTAGGGTCGGGTTTCGTTTACGCTAAAGGCGGAACCCGGCCGGCGCGTCTAAACTTCAACCCAGGACCGACTTGAGCGGACTGACACCAGTCGGCGCACGTGAGCGTGCGCTCTATGAGGACGTCTTCGCATCGATTCCTGTCTACGGCGACCATTCGCCTGGGGAGATGCACGTCCGCGTGTTTCTTGACGCGATCGGAGTCGCGCCGAGCGAGGGCAAGTTCCTCGGGCTCGACGTCCTTGACTGCGGCTGCGGCACCGGGAAGGGCGCGCTCGCGCTGGCGAAGGCCGGCTTCCGCGTGACGCTCTGCGACTTCGTCGACGGCCGCGTCGAGGAGGCCAAGGCGCACGCGCTGCCGTTCCGTCAGATCCGGACGCTCTGGGACGACCTGAGGCCGCTCGGCTACCACGACTACACCTACTGCTGCGACGTCCTCGAGCACATTCCGGAAGCGCTGACGATGCTCGTCGCGCACCGGCTCGTCGCCGTCGCGCGGCAGGGCGCGTTCGTCAGCGTCGCGACCAGCTCTGACACCTACGGCGTCTGGATCGGCGAGTCGCTGCACAAGACCGTCAAGCACTTCACGTGGTGGCGGGACATGTTCTCCGAGGTCGCCGTCGTCGTCGACGCGCGCGACCTGCTCGGCTACGCGACCTTCTATCTGAGGCAGCGATGAGCGACCTGGCGCCGATCTTCGCCTACACAGACCCGCGCCTCGGCGACGCGATGACGAACGGCTTGGTCAACGTCGACGATGACGGCGTCCTCGCGAACGTGCAGGCGGCGATCGGGCGGCAGCACCCGCAGGTGCATCCGGTGCCGCCGCGCGGCGACCGCGTCTGCCTGGTCGGCAGCGGGCCGACCCTGAACGACACGGCCGACGAGCTGCGCGACCTGGTGTTCGCCGGCGCGAAGCTGGTGACGATGAACGGCGCCTACCACTGGTGCCTCGAGCGGAACCTGCAGCCGCGGACGCAGATCGTGCTCGACGCGCGGCCGTCGAACGCGCGCTTCGTCGATCCGGTGACGCCGCAGTGCCGCTACATGGTCGCGTCGCAGTGCGCGCCGGACACGTGGAACGCGGTCGCTGGGCGCGAAAACGTCTGGATCTTTCACGCGAGCACAGGCGACGACACGCCGGTCTAGCGCGAGCTGGACGCCTACTACGGCCAGGGCCGCTGGTGCCCGATCGGCGGCGGGGTGACGGTCGCGACGCGGGCGATCATGCTGCTCAGGCTGCTCGGCTATCTGCGCTTCGACCTGTTCGGCGTCGACAGCTGCTGGAAGGGCGCCGAGCACCACGCGTTCCCGCAGCCGGAGAACGCGCGCGACAAGCGCATGGAGGTCACGATCGACGGCGGCGGTCTGCCGCCGCGGCGCTTCATCTGCTCGCCGTGGCAGCTGAAGCAGGCCGAGGACTTCGCGAACATCATCCGTATCCATGGCGACGAGTTCCTGCTCAACGTTCACGGGGACGGTATGCTCGCCTACTTGCTCCAGACTGGCGCGTCCGTGCAGGACGCGGCCATCGCGACCGACGCGCCTGCGGTGTCGGAACCGGGCCTTCCGGCCTAGCGTTCCGGCGGAAACAACCACGCGACGCGCTCCACCCTTCTTCGCGCACGTGCGCCGCGCTGCTAGCGCGCGCTGCCGTGACGCCAAAGGGGACGCAATGGCCGCACAGGCTTGGAAGCTCTACAACGAAGCGAAGAAGAAGATCGGCAACACGACACTGAACCTCGCGTCGACCGCGTTCCGCATCACGCTTCACACGTCAGCCTCGAACTTCGCGACCGCGACGCTCAGCGTCTACTCCGAGCTGACGAACGAGGTCGCTGAGGCGACTGGCTACTCGTCGTCGGGCAAGGCCCTCGCGAACGAGGCCTGGACCGTCGGCGCGTCGGCCGGCCAGTACAAGTTCGACGCCGACGATCCGCTCTGGACCGCGACAACCGGCAACATTGCGAACATCAAGGGCGCGGTGATCTGGAACTCGTCGACCGGCACGTTCCTGCTCGTGCGCGCGTCGCTCACCTCGACGCAGTTCACGCTCTCGTCGGGCAACACCCTGACGCTGCAGATGAACTCGTCGGGCATCTTCACGATGGCGTAATGTGAGCGTCACGATACCCGGACCGTCGCAGCTCCACGTCCGGTGGGGCTGTCGGCGGTGCGGTTTCCGCAACGGCATCGCGAAGACCAAGCTCCCGGTCACGTCCGACTACCCGGAGGTCGGCGTGCGCCTGCTGCTCGACCATCTCCGGATACGCCTGACGGCGAAGCACTACAAGAACCAGCGCTGCCTCGCCGTCGCCGACGACTTCACAATGGAGCGCTACGTGCCGCCTCCGGGCGACAAGGTGGCTGGACTGATATGAACAAGCTCGTCATCCGCGTCATGGAGGGCGATCGGCTGTCGCCAGATCACGGCCGCATGCTCGGCTGGCAGGAGACGCTCTGCTACGCCCGCGGCGACGGCCAGCTCTGGGCCGGGCAGACCGTCCACGTCCCAATCGAGCACACCGGCACGGCGAGCTATGTCTCCGTGCACTGGGCGGACGTGAACGTCGACGTCCGGCTGCCGATCAACGAGTCGGTGTCGGCGAAGGTCGGCGACATCCTGACCGTGTTGACGGTCGACACGCCGATCTTCCGCGTCGGCCCGCAGTCCGGCGGGCTGCCGCCGACCGTGACGCGCGCGCCGGTGTCCGTCAACGTGCGCCTGGGGGACCTCGGAGCGGCGGGCCGCTAGTGCGTCGCCTGCTGCTCACCATCGCGCTCGTCGCGCTGTCGTGCCTCGCCTATGGGCAGGGCATCGTCATCCGGAACAGCAATGATCCGGACAACCCGTCGCAGGAGGTCGCTAACCCGATCGCCGCCGCGCGGCTGCCGGCCGGGTCGACGAGTCTCCCGCAACCGACGTGGTCGGCTGCCGGCGCGGGCGCGATCCCGGCTCGCGAGACGGTCTGCCAGACGCTCGGCACCGACGGGCAGGCCTCGACGTTCGTCCAGAGCGTGACGGCGGCGAGCATTAACACTGCGATCTCGAACTGCACGGCCGGGCAGACGGTGAAGCTCGAGACCGGCACCTACAACAGCCTGGGCGGCATCACGTGGGCCGGGAAAAACAACGTGACCCTGCGCGGCGAGGGCGCGAACGCCACGCTGCTCAACTTCTCCAGCACGTCGGAGATCAGCTGCAACGGGCTCGGGTCGGCCGTGTGCATGATCGACGCTGACGGCGGATGGTCGCAGGACGCGCCAGGCACATCGGCGAACTGGACGGGCGGGCTCTCGCAGGGCTCGACGCAGATCACGCTAGCGTCGGTCACCGGGCTCGGCGTCGGGGAGCTGCTCGTTCTCGACCGGATCGACAACTCGTCCGATCCTGGCACTGAGGTCTGGATCTGTAGCGGCCTGGCCTGCACGGAGCAGGGCACTGACATCGGGCGTGGCTCGGGCGCGAGTAAGCGCGGGCAGAGCGAGATCCACAAGGTCACGGCCATTAACGAGGGCGGGTGCGGCTCGACGTGCGTCACGATCACGCCGTCGGTCCTGCACCCGAACTGGGCGCAAGGGGCGCAAGACCCCGAGGCGTGGTGGAACGGCGGCGCACCGGCGGTGGGCATGGGCATCGAGGACCTGAGCCTGAACTTCACGAGCAGCAACGCGACCTACGGCATCCAGATCCAGATGTGCGACGGCTGCTGGGTGAAGGGCGTGCGGAGCCTTAACGCCGACAACGCGCACATCAACCCGTACCTCTCGCACGGCGTCACGATCCGCGACTCCTACTTCTACGGCGCGAAGGACGCGGCGTCGCAGTCGTACGGCTTCGAGCCGTGGATGGGCGGCAACCATCTCTGGGAGAACAACATCTTCCAGCACCAGACGTCGCCGATGGTGCTCTCCGGCGCGTCGGGCGTGGTCGCCGGATACAACTACGCGCTCGACGACTACTACTGCAGCGGCGGGTGCTCAGGCTGGTTCCAGGCCGCGATGTATCACCACGAGAGCGGCAGCAGCTGGATCCTGTGGGAGAGCAACGACGTCCCCGGATGGACCGGAGACAACATCCACGGACCCGGCGTCTTCACGACGGCGTTCCGCAACCGCATCGACGGGAAGGACCCGAACAACCTCGACCCGAAGACCGATCAGACGGTCCCGGTGAACATTTCGGCGCAGTACCGGTTCTTCAACGTCGTCGGCAACGTACTCGGCTACTCCGGGTATCACGACACCTACCAGGTGAACACGTCGACGACGGGCACGCAGGACTGCGACGACATCAGCGCGGACCCGAACGGGCAGGAGACGATCTACCGCCTCGGGTGGGCCGGCAACTGCAACAACGTCGACGGCCCCGGCGACCCTACGGTGGACGACGTGATGATGCGGTGGGGGAACTGGGACGTCGTCACCTCCACCAGCGACAACGGATCGAACGACCAGACCGGAACGAAGTGGACGTCTGGAGAGGTGCCCACCGGCATCTCGCAGTACGCGAACGCCATCCCGGCGAGCCAGGCGCTGCCGAGTTCGATGTATCTCTCCGCGCGGCCCGGCTTCTACACGAACGTCCTGAGTTCGGTGACGCCGGCATGGCCGTCGATCGGCCCGGACGTGGTATGCGCCGACGGCGACTGCCCGACGAACGTGGGGTCGCACGTCGTGAAGATCCCGGCGCGGCGCTGCTACGAGAGCCTGTCGAACGACGGCGGGAACAGCTACAAGGTCTTCAACCGCGCCACCTGCTATCCGGGTTCCTAAATATGGCGACGATTGAAGCCTTCGCCCTCGCCTCGCGCAGCGGCACGCTCAACGTGCCGGCGCAGGCCGTGGCCGCTGACGCCTCCAGCGTGTCGCTGTGGATCGACCGCAGCCAGTGGACCGACGAGACGGCGACGATCGGGTGGGAGATCGAGATCTCGCTGGACAACGGCGCGACGTGGTCGTCGCTCGGTGGCGCCTGCGGCAAGGGCGGCGTCGTTCGGGTCGATCAGGAGACGGCGGCGTCGCAGGTCTTTGATGCGATGGGCGCGAGGCTGTTGGATCAGTCCAGGGCGATGACGTATTCAGGATCGAGACGGGTCTTGCCTGACGTGGGGAACGCCAGCAGGCTCGTGCGCGCGTCGGTCACCCTGAGCAAGGCGACGACGATTCGCGTCATGTTGGAGGTGACGTAATGGCTGTCGCCTACGACTCGGCGCCGACCGCTGGCGGCGTCGACTTCGCCGTGACGACCGTCTCGTCGCCCGCGACGGGCTGGACGATCGGCAGCGGCTCGGACAGGGCGGTGATCGTGGGCCTGGCGTTCTACACGGACATCACCGGCGACAGCTTCACCGTGACGTGCAGCGGCGCGACGTGCTCGGCGATCACGGGCGCGGCGCTATGGGCCACGGGCGGCGGCCAGGCGCGCGGCGCGAAGCTGTTCAGCGGCGTCGCGCCCGCGTCGGGCACGAACAAGCAGGCGACCGCGTCGTGGTCGACCAGCGCGGCCTACGTCGCGATCTCCGCCGTCGTCGCGACCGGCGTGAACCAGTCGACGCCGGTCGCGAACGGCACGACGGCGTCAGGCGCGACGCCTTGCTCGGTCGTGGTCACGAGCGCGACGAACGACCTGACCGTCAGCTGCGCGATGGACGACCAGGGCGGCACCGCGCCGACCTCGAACCAGACGCGCGTGACGACCGAGTCCGGCTTCGCCATGGACTACGCGGCCGGCGCGTCGTCGGTCACGCACACCTGGACGAGCGCGAACGCCCAGTTCACGCTCGCGGGCGCGAGCTTCACCGCCGCGTCGTCCGGCACGCAGATCGCCATGCCGCTCGGCGCCGTCGCGACGACCGGCGCGCTCGAGGTCATTGCTCGCGACATCGGCGCGCCGCTCGGCGCGGCCGACCTTGCCGGAGCGTCGCCCGCACTACTCATCACCATGGCGAACGACGCGCGCGTCGTCATCAGGCAGGCGTAAAGGGAGGGCGGCATGCCCGGCAAGGTCGTCATCACGAACCGCAACGCGGCGATTCAGCGCGCGGCGAGCACGGCCGAACTCTCCAGCTCGGTCATGCCGGCCAGCGCCGGATAGGACAGCAGCAGCATGGCAAAGCAGGTTATCAACCGCGGCGGGTCCGTCGGCGACCCGACGGCCGAGTCGACGTTCGCCGCCTTCGGGAAGTCGAAGCAGAATTTCGACGAACTCTACAGTCGCGCTCCTACGGTACTCGAATACGGCGTCGTCGGAGACGGGAACCATTCGACTGGATCAGGCACAAACGACACGTCTGCGTTCCAGGACGCCATAGACGACGTCGCCGCTGGCGCCGGCACGTTGCTCGTGCCAGGCAACCGGACGTATATCATTACCGATACGCTCAGCGTGCCTCCTGGAATGGAGATCATCGGGCTCGGCGGGCGAAACGGCGCCGGCGTTCACTGCCCGCCGACGCTGACGTGGATGGGGACGAACAACGGCGGGCCGGTCATGGCCGTCGAGACATCCATCGCGAGCATCTTCTCGAGCAAGCTGTCGAACATCCTAATCAGTGCGAAGGTCGACCAGTCAACCCCGAACCGCCCGTTGAACGGGCTTGTGTTCAGGAACACGACGCCTGGATCACAAGCGTCGTGCGATACAGGCACCGAACTGGACCGGGTGATCGTCCAGGCCACGAGCGGCGACGCGGTCCAGATTCTCGGCAGCGCGACGAACTTCACGATGCACGATTGCCGCCAGGACAACATCACAAACGGCGGGTACGGCATCTATTGCGGACCGGGAACCTACCGCATCTCGATTACCGGCCACTGCACCTACACTGCTGACAGCGGCTCTGGCGGCTGGATTTTTCTAGACGGCGAAGACAGCGCCAGCGAATACCAGATCGACATTTTCGGCGTCACGACAGAGATTAACGGTGTATCTGCGCTGTCTGAGACGTTCGCCTCTGGCACGAACGCGATCGACAAGCACGGCATTATCAGGTGCGGCGTGCGGACGGCTACCGGCTCGGTGTCGCACAAGGTCAGGGTCTTCGGGTGGACGCACGCATACGCGGCCGGGCCTTCGCACTCGGCGTTCCAGGTGACGGCGGCGAGCGGGAGCGCAGAGGACCACATGCGGTGCGTGAACCTCATGGTGTTCGGCGGCGACGGCCTGAACAACGGTTCAGGGTCGAACACGTTGTCGACTGGCGAGGTGAGCTGGATCGGCGGGAGCATCCCGTACCGCGAGCGTCCGACCGCGACCGAGCGGCAGAACGTGCGGCAGGGGCTGATGATCTTTAACCCCGGCCTCGACGCGACCGCCAATCACGTCACGAACTGGATCAACACGCGCGAGTTCTACACGCGCGGTCTCATGCACGACGCGCGGCCGTTCTCCGAGTTCCCGGACAGCACGTGGCTCACCGGCGCCCCTGACCGTCCGTCCGTCTACTTCATGTTCTGCACGAACGTGAACGACAGCGTAACGGCCGGGACGATCCTGTCCGGAGCCAACACCGGCACGAACGGGAACCTGCGTCCGGTCTACTACCGATACGGTGACGGAACGGATGGCTGGGTGCTGATGTTGGGGACCTAGCGAGCCGTGGCGAACATAGTCACGAACACCGAGAACCTCTCGCACGGCGAGTGGTCTCCGTTTGACGGCATGGTGGTCACGCCAAACGCCGTCGCGCCTCCGGCCTTCGCAGGCCCGCACGCGACGCGCGCCGACCTACTGACCGATACCGGCGGCGCCGAGGCCAGCCTCTACGGCACGTATCGTCCGATATCGGTCGGCCCGTTCACGACGAGCCTGTACCTGAAGGACGCGGGCGTTACCGACTACTCGTTCATCGGCATGCAATGCACGGGCGGGACCGGCATCTTCAACGGCATCTGGGTCGACGTGACTGACGGTACGGTCTCTGGGCCTGCTGGCTCCATTGTCTCCTCGGCGACACAGTCGGTCGGCGACGGATGGTTCCGCATCTCGTTCCTCGTGATTAACGTAGACGACACGCACGTGCGCCCGTTCGTCTACCCGGCCTATTCGGCCACGTCCGGCGCCGCCGGAAACGGCACGCTCACCGGTGCGATCTACGCCTGGGGCTCGAACATTACGGACACCCCGATCCTGATGCCGTACGTTCCAGACCCGTTCTACTCGACGTCGCCGCTGGTCCTGATCAAGAAGGCATAAAGTGGCAGTCGCCCATGACGTAACCACGAAGGCCCACAGCGGGAACAACGTCTCCGCCTCGGAGGCGTCGTTCACGTGGAGCCACGTCGGCGCATCCTCGGGCGTCAATGGCCTGCTCGTCTCCGTCTGGACGAACGCCGCCGCGTCGATCGTTACCTCCGTCACCTACGGCGGCGTCACGGTCCCGGCCGTCTCCGGCGGCGAGGCCGTGGACGGCACCGGCGAGCCTGGCGTCGTCACCACGTTCTTCCTGACCGGCCCGACGCTCCTGCAGGGCACGAACAACGTCGTCGTCAACCGCACGAATAACGCGACGTCGATGACGGCCGTCTCGACGACGTTCACGGCCGCGACCGGGTTCAACACGGCCATCCACGGCATCGACCTGACGACCGGCGACTCAACGGTCGCCGAGATCGCCATCAACGACGGCTCGCCGACGCCGGGCGGGAACAGCCTGCGCTACGCGGCCGCGCACTTCGGCCACCAGACGCCGCCTACCACCGGCGCGAGCAGCACCGGCCGGACGACGACCGATCCCGGCGCGACCTGCTTCCAGACTGTCCGCGAGACCACGGCCGGGCAGGGCAGCCGCTCGGTCGGCTTCTCGTCCGGCACGTCGGACGACCGTGCGATCGTCACGTTCGCGGTCAAGGAGATCCCGGCGCCGGACATGCCGATCGGCGCGGCTACGCTGACCGGCCTCGCCGCGTCGGTGCTCGTGCCGGTCCTGCTCGCGATGCCGCTCGGCGCGGTCGCGGTCACGGGCCTGTCGATCGGCCCGGCGTTCAGCGGCCCGAACCACGGCACCGTCGCCATTACCGGCCACGCGCCGACCGTCTCGGCGGCGTCAGGCACGACGATCGTGGTGCCTGACGGCGCGTTCGTGGTGGCCGGAACCGACGCTGGCGTCGGCTTCGACGGTCCGGTACCTGGCGCGATCGCGCTCACCGGTTACGCGCCGACCGCGCTAGCGGTGCTCGAGATCGCGGTTCCGGCAGGCGCCGGCACGTGCACCGGCCTCGCGCCCTCGCTCGCGCATGACCTGCCCGTTCCCGCAGGCGCCGTTACGGCGACTGGCACGGCGACGCCGCTCGCGTTCGTGTCGGACGTCGCCGTCGGCGACGTGACGTTTACGGGCCTGGCGCCGTCCCTTAGCGGCGCTACGGTCATCGACACGCCGGCAGGCGCGCTCGCCGCAACGGGCACGGTTTCGTCGCTCGCGTTCACGGCCAGCGTCCCGGCTGGCGCGATCGCGCTGACCGAACTGGCGCCGGTCGCGGCCGCGACGATGTCGGTTGCGGTGCCTGCGGGCGCGCTGTCCGCGCAAGGCCTCACGCCGGCGCTCGCCTTCAGGGCAGACGTCCCGATCGGCGGCGTCGCGCTGACCGGCCACGCGCCGTCGATCGCGGGCCTGCAGTCAATCGCCGTGCCGGTCGGCACCGCCACGCTGACCGGCCTGAGCGTCGGTGCCGCCTTCGAGGGGCCAGAGCGTGGCGTCCTCACGCTGAACGGCCACGCGCCGTTCGTCTTCACGGCCGGCGAAATTCCGACCGGCGCGGTCACGCTGACCGGCACGGCGCCGGTGCTCGCGTACGCGCAGGCCGTCCCGACCGGCGCCGTCACGCTGACCGGTGCCGCGCCGGTCGTGTCGGTCTCGCGCCTCCTTGAGGTCCCGGCCGGCGCCATCGCGCTCGACGGGAAGTTCGTCGCGGTCGTCTTCCACACGCCGACTGCGGGCGCGGTCACGTTCATCGGCTACGCGCCGACGGTCATCGCGGAATCGGGCACGACGATCGCGCCGCCGGCTGGCGTGGTCACGCTCACTGGCACCGCGCCCGTACTGGCGTACGCGAAGGCGATCCCGGCCGGTTCCATTGCCGTCTCAGGCACGACCGTCACGCTGACGCCGACGCTGCCGATCCCGGCGGGCGCGGTCACGCTGACCGGCACGGCGCCGACGGTCGTCTTCGGCCCGTCGCATCAGATCGGCGTCCCGGCAGCCGCGATCGCGTTCGTTCCGCAGTACGTCGCAATCTCGTTCGAGGCGACGAGCGACGCGCCTGGTGTCGTCACGTTCACCGGCTACGCGCCGACGGTCTCGGTTCAGGCTGGCGGCCAGACGCTCGCTGTACCGGCCGGTTCAGTCGTCGCGACAGGCACGGCGACCGTCCTGTCGTCCGTCCTTCCGGTGCCGGCTGGCGCGATCGCGCTGACAGGGCGCGTCCCGGCGCTGTCCACCGAGAGTTCGCAGGCTATCCCGACCGGCACGGTCACGCTCGCTGGCTCGACGACGACGCTCGCGCTCGCCTGCGCCATTCAGACCGGCGCGCTCGCCGTCACGGGCTACGCGCCGTCGTCCTCGCCGAACGTCAGCGTCCTGCCTGGCGCCGGCACCGTCACGCTCACCGGAACCACGGCCGTCGTCGCGCGTGGCGTGGACCTGCCAGTCGGTTCGCTAGCCTGCACCGGGCTCGCGCCCTCGTTGGCGTTCGCCTGCGCGGTCCCTGTCGGCAGCATCGCGTGCACCGGGCAGGCGCCTGTCGTCGCGTGCGCGATCGTCGTCAGTCTCGGCGCCGTCACGGTCACCGGCCTCGCGCCGGCGGTCGGCACGAGCTACCTGCTGGCGGTGCCGGTCGGCGAGGTCACGCTCGGCGGCGACGCGATCCTGCCGTTCGTCGGCGGACTGATCATCGAGGCGTACCCGCTCGTTCTCACCGGGCACGCGCCGCTCGCGCTGCACATGGTGCCTGACGTCATCCAGGCGACGGCGACCTACTCGCCGACGGTGACGGCAACCGCGACATACGAGTCGGCCGTCACGGCGACGGCGACGGTCTAGGGGGGAGCCATGGCGAAGGAGATCGCGCTCGAGATCTTCCAGGGGACGGACGTGACGATCGAGTTCACGGTCCTGAACGACGCTGAGACGGCGGCGGTCGACGTCTCGAGCTGGGCGCTGTCGTGGATGCTGAAGAAGTCGAAATCGCACCTCGACGCCGACGCCAAGATCACGAAGACGACCGTCTCCGGCATCACGGTCGCCGGGACCTTCAACTCTGATCCGACGATCAACACGCAGGTCGTCCGCGTGGCGATTCTGGACACGAACACGGAAACGCTCGCGTCGGGCAGCTACTTTCACGAGTTGAAGCGCACGAACGCCGACAACGAGGCGATCCTGTCCTACGGCGCCTTCACGCTGACGAAGGCGGTACACAAGGCCTAGCGGTTTTCTGTTTACCGGCCGATACGGTTCGGCTATAGTTAAGCGGTTTTACTAACCACGTCGGGCCGATTAACCGGTTAATACAGGCTGGCGTATGACGACGACTCGCATCTGCAAGTACTGCCGCCACCTGTTCGGCTGGCGCAAGCGCAGCACGCGCCAGACCGGCGACTTCTGCAAGTCCATCTGCTACGACCGGTATCGCAAGGGTGGCCGGGTGCCGATCGCGCGCCCGCCGGCCGTGCACGCCATCCACCTGTCAATCCCGGTGCCGCCGCGCGGCGTCGTCGCGGCCGAGGCGATGGGAGGCGTGGTGCGGCGTGGCTGACGCCGCCTGCCCGCTCTGCGACGCGACCTGCGACGCGTCGCGCCTGACGCTGCTGAGCGTCTACGCGACGGGGCAAGATGACGCTGCGCGCGTGGGCCTGCCCGGACTGCCACAAGGCGCTCGTCTCCGCGGCGAAGGCGTTCGAGTCGCTCCGGCGGAAAACATCCCCCACGAAAGAAGGAGACCGATGAGACACGCGATCACGCTAGCGCTCACGTTCCTGCTGCTGCTTGCCGCGACCGCCGCGCAGGCGCAGACGCACCCGTGCGACGCGGTCGTGCCGACGACCCAGACGATCCAGGCGAACGCGAACCATGCCGAGCAGTTCTGCGCGAAGCCGGTCGACAACGTCCAGGGCTTCGTGCGGGTGGTCAACGGCACGCAGGCGGTGGACCTGCTGCCGATGACGATGAAGGTCGCCGCCGGCGCCTCCGGCTTCGCGCTCTACGAGGGGCCGAAGACGGTCAGCCTGCCGCAGGGCGTCTACCAGTACCAGGTCCGGGTCTACAACTTGAACCAGTTCACGCAGCAGCCGCAACTGAGCGGCCTGTCAAACCCTTTATCGTTAACCGTCGCCGTTGACAACCCGGCGCCGACGGATCCCAGGTTTTTTGGGTTGACGAAGTAGGGGCGCCTATGAACGTGAAGTCGGTCGTCGGCGTGCGCGTCGACGGCAGCTGGCACGAGGTCAAGTTCGGTACGTGGCGCGAGATCGACACGCGCGCCACGTTCACGACGCCGCTGGGCGAGGACTACACGGTCTTCCTGCGGCACGTCAGCATGCTGAAGTACGCGGTGTCGCGGGAGCTGCCGTGACGCGGGAGTGCCTGCCGGGCTCCCACGCCTTCGCGCGCGGCGCGGTCGCCTGCAAGTGCGGCGCGGTGACGACCGACAAGCGCGCCGACCTGCCGCGCTGCGGCGCGTGCGGCCGGGGCCACTGGGAGGGCAAGCCGATCGCCCTCGCCCGCTACAAGGGGCGGGACCTCTGCGCGAACTGCCGCGCGGTCGCGAGACGGCAATGAGCCGCCGGAACCGCTGCCGCGAGCACCCGCGCTACAGCGCCCAGCGCGAGCCGACGGGCAGCTGCCGGGCCTGCTGGCGGCTCTACGCCGCGCGGCTCAAGGACGCCCTGCGCGAGGCGCTGCACGCGATCGCCGAGGCGCGGTTCGAGATGGCGGCCCAGCGGCACCTGCAGGCGCCGCACGTGGGCGGGAAGGCGGTGCACTGAGATGACGATCACGTTCGGGACGTCCTGCCACTGCTGCGAGTGCCAGGGCAAGACCTGCCTAAAGAACCACCCCGGCCACTTCCACTGGGACAGCGCGCCGAAGCTGACCGGCGAGGTGGCGCAAGCTGCCGGCCGGCGAGCGGATCGCCCTGATCCTGCGCCGCGCCGCGCGTGAGGAGGCCGAGAAGCATGGCTAGACGGCGCCAGGCTGCCGCAGGCGCGGCGATCGGCACGCGGGCTAAGGGTAAGCCTGCCGGGAGACCGGAAGGCCGCAAACGCGATTCTAACGGCTCAGGTGCTAAGGGCAAGAAGGACCAGCCGGAGTTCGTGCGCGCCGGCCGGCTCTCCGAGGCCAGCGACGAACCTGAGCCGTTTACGGACTTTACCGAAATTTCCGAGCCCAAGAAGCGGCTGTTCCTGCAGGCGCTCGCGGTGACGCCGCGGCACGGGAAGGCGGCGAAGATGGCGGGCATCTCGGCGAAGACCGCCTACAACTGGCGGCACGACCCGGACCCGGCCTGGCAGGCGCAGCTGCAGGTCGCCGAGCGGCTCGGGCTGATGCGGGCCGAGAGCGAGCTGTGGCGGCAGGGCCTCGAGGGCGTCGAGGTCCCGGTGTTCCAGGGCGGGCGGCTGGTCGGGACGAAGCGCGAGTTCTACCCGCAGCTGTCGATGTTCATGATGAAGGGCAACTGGCGCGAGAAGTACGGCGAGCAGACGAAGCACGAGCACGCGGGGACGGTCGCGCACGCGCACCTGCATGCCTACGCCGACCTGTCGAAGCTCGACGACGTTGAGGTCAGGCGGCTGTTCGTGAACAGCAAGCGCGTCCTCGACGGCGAGGTCGTCGCGGAGCAGCCGGCGCTGCCGGCGGCCGAGCCGACCCCGGAGGAGCGCTACGCCGAGGTGCTGCGGAAGCGGAACGGAGGCACGGAATGAGATGGCTGCGGGGGGTCGCCGAGCTGCTGGTCGCGTCCGTAATGGTCGTCGGCGCGACCGCGGTGGCCCTGCTGGCGTTCGTCATCGCGGCCGTCGCCTACCTGGCGATCCCGGTCTCGATCGGCCTCGCGTTCCTCGCGGCGGCGCGCTACCTGTGGCTCTCGATATGATCCGCGCGATCTCGCTCGGCGGCCTCCTGCAGACACCGCCCGGCGTCGAGGCGGACGAGGTCGCGCGCGTGACCGAGGTCGCCGTCGCCGAGGGGAGCGTCCTGGTCGCGCACGTGCCGGTCGGCACGGCGTGGGAGGACATGCGGATGCTCGTCCAGTACCTCGAGCAGGCCTTCCGGTGCAAGGTCGTCGCGCTGCCGGAGAACATCACGCTCGAGTTCGTGCGCCCGCCGCTGACGGAGGCGCAGGTGGAGCCGCCTCCGGCGCTGCCCGCCCTCGCGCAGTGCGGCATGTACGCGCTGTGTGACGGGCAGACGGTCTTCTGCACGCTCAAGGCTGACCATCTCGGTCCCCACGTCGCGCGCGTCGGCCTGCCAGAGATGGATGAACGGCAGTCATGACGCGCCGCGCGATCGCCCTCGACGGCCTGCCGGCGATGGAGCCAGAGCCGAAGCCAGAACCGAAGCCGGCAGAGGCGTCAGGGCCGCCGTCCCAGCCCAGCGAGACCGGCTACTACCAGTGCGCGACGGCGATAACGAGCAACTGGATCGACGTCACGTCGCTCAAGGACGCAAGCAACCATTTCGTCCCAGACCACTACGACAGTTACGCGTCGGAAGTCGACAACTGCAGCTACTGGTCGTGCGAGGCCGCGCGCAAGGATGGCGAGCTGCCGCCAGTTCCGCTCTCGGACGAGGTCGTCGCCGACGACTACTGCTGCGAGTCGTGCGCCAATGCCGGCCTCGAGGCGCTCGAGGCGCCCGGTAAGGCCAAGACCGCCTGGAAGTCGCTCGCGCAGCGCGCGCTCGACCTGTTCAGCAAGCCGGGCGCGCTCGTCGCCGAGCGCGTCATGCGTAAACTTGACTGCGCCAATGCCTGGCAGCCGACGACAGAATGGGTCCCCTGCACGCAGTGCCAAGTCCTGTCGCCGAAGCGCCAGACCGAGCAGGTGCGCGGCGGCCTCTGCTGGACCTGCTACGCGGCGACCAAGAAGGAGAAGTGACGATGGACGCCGAAGCCCCACAGGCCCACGGGCCGGACTGTGACTATGACGTCGTGGTCAGGAACCAGCCGGAACATACGCGTTGTACATGTGGCGCTGAAGCCCCACAGGCCAACTCCAAGACCAATAAGTGGTATTGCGGGATGTGTGATCGCTGGTTCCTAAAAAGCGGAGACTGCAAACAATGCGGTTATCGCCTAGAGAAAGGCGCATGAGCGAGCCATTAGAGAACGTCGCAACCCTAATCCATGATCTCCGCATGGCGATGACGAAAGAAGAAGCGTGGGCCATTGCGCAGGAGTATGGGCGATTAGCGCAGACATGAAGAAGCAGAAGGCAGCGTATTGCACTGGCTGCGGGCATCGACTCGACAAGCACCGCACGTACGCGAACAACGGCGCGAACCGTCACGGCTGTCGCTTGGTCTGTATTGTAGACGGCTGTGGGCTGTGGAACCAATGTCAGGCGGCGGCGCCCCAGGAGACAGACCAGTGAGCAACCCAGAGACAGCGATCACCGCTGAAATCGGGGAGGCGAGAGCCGAGATCGCCCGCCTGCGGGGACTGTTCTGCGAAGCACACGGCTACGACAGCTTGCAGCCTGACGTCCCGTGTCCGATGTGCGAGGCGGTTCATGCTGACGACGATCTGAAACTGGCGCAGGCCGAGATCGCCCGCCTGACCGAGGCGTTCCAATACGCGCAGGCGAGAAGCGGATCGAAGAGGCCGACGCGGCCGGGGATCCTGATACTAGCGGCCTCGCTCGGCGGCTGCGTAATTGGCCTGCTGCTGGTGCGGCGGTTCGTGAAGTAGGCACACGTGAGGAGGCACAGGCGCATCTCCTTCTCCGAGGTCGACGCCGTCCACATCTACGAGTGGCTGGCGATGTATTGGACTAACCACACGGCGTCGTTCGGCGGCTGCGTCTCGTGCCAGCAGCTCGGGGAGCGGCTCGAGAAGTTCATCGGGCCGAAGGACGCGCGCTGGGTGCGCCGCGTCGTCCTGAAGAACCCCGGACGCAGGAAGGGGAAGTAGCACGCGTGACCCGCGACGAGGCGCTGCTCGCGTATGCGGCCTCCGGCGCCGAGCTGGCGCGCCGCTATATGGCCGACTTCACGTCCTGGACGAACCGCCAGTACCAGGCGAACTGGCATCACCAGCGCCTCGCGGAGAAGCTCGACGAGGTCGAGCGCGGCGCCTGCAAGCGGCTGATGGTGTTCATGCCGCCGCAGAACGGGAAGTCGGAGCTGGTTACGCGGCGGTTTCCGGCGTTCGCGCTCGGGCGCAACCCGGACCGGAAGATTATCAGCTGCTCCTACAACTCGGACCTCTCGATCGACATGTCGCGCGACGTGCAGGCCGTCATGGAGCAGCCGGAATACCGGATGCTGTTCCCAGGCACGCGCCTGTCGGGCGACAAGGACGTCGAGGTCCGTCAGGCGGCGAAGTTTAAGATCGTCGGACGCCAGGGTGGCTACGAGGCGGCCGGCGTCAATCGCGGTATCACGGGCAAGTCGATGAACATCGGCGTGATCGACGACCCGATTAAGAGCCGCGCCGAGGCCGAGAGCGAGACCTACCGTAACGCCGTCTGGCGCTGGTACGTCAACGACTTCTCGACGCGCATGATGGGCGACGCGACGTCCGTCGTGCTCGTGCAGACGCGCTGGCACACGGACGATCTCGCCGGACGGCTGCTGAAGGTCGCGGCCGAGCACGCGGCTGCCGACCAGTGGGACGTGGTCTGCTTCCCGGCGTTCTGCGTCGCGGAGACGCCGGGCGACCCGCGAAAGGTCGGCGACCCGCTCTGGCCGGGGCGCTTCTCGGCGCAGTGGCTCGAGGCGAAGCGCCTCGGCTCCGGCGTCTACGACTGGTCGGCGCTCTACCAGCAGCAGCCGGTGCCGCCCGGCGGCGCGATGGCGAAGCTCGAGTGGTTCCCGATCCGGGAGGCGCACGCGCAGGTCCGGCGCCGCGTGCGCGCGTGGGACCTCGCGGCGACGCAGGAGACGTCCGGGCAGGAGCCGGACTGGACGGTCGGCACGCTGCTCTGCGAGTGCCTGGACGGCACCTACGGCATCGAGCACGTGGTCCGCGTCCGCGAGACGCCTGGCACGGTCGACAAGGTCATGCGGCAGACGGCGGCCTCGGACGGGCGCGCGGTACAGATCCGCGAGTGGGAGGACCCCGGAGCGGCTGGCAAGTCGGTGATCGCGGCGCACACGCGCATGTTCGCCGGCTACGACTACAAGGGCATCCGCGCGAGCGGCGAGAAGACGATGCAGTGGCGGCCGTTCCTGGTGCAGGCCGAGGCCGGGAACATGTGGCTCGCGAAGGGCGCCTGGAACCGCGCGTGGCTCGACGAGCTGATTACGGTGCCCTACGGGTCCCATGACGACCAGGCGGACAGCGTCGCGCTCGCGTTCAACGAGCTGACGGCCTACGTCGACCGCGGGCCGACGATGGCGTCAATCACGCCGGTCTCCGAGACGGACTGGCGGTCGCAGTACTTCAGGCGATAAGGGAGGGACGGCCAAGATGGGGACAGGGCGCAGGGGGTTCGCGTCGATGGACGCCACGAAGCGCAGCGCGATCGCCTCGCTCGGCGGGAAGGCCGCGCACAAGCACGGCGCGCACGAGTGGAACACGTTCACGGCGAAGGAGGCCGGGCGCACGGGCGGCCTCCGGTCGGCCGAGTCGAAGCGGAGGGCGAAGCAGCAGCAGGAGACCGCCGATGGCCTGGCCGAAGCACGGACCGACTAACGCGGACTGGTGGACGCGGGCGCCGCGCGACGGGTTCTACGACGCCTGCGTCAGGGAGCTGCCGCGCATGAGCCTGTCGTTCTTCTCGTCGGTCGCCTTCCCCTACATCGGGGACGCGAACGAGCACCGGAAGCGGAAGAAGAAGCAGCAGGCGGAGCTGGACAATGTCGACTGACCGCGCGATGGCGCTCGACGGCCTCGTGACGCCGTTCACGCCCGTACGCGGCAACACGACGCGGCCGACCGCCGAGGCCGTCGACGCGTTCAAGAGCATCATCGGCGGCGACGGCCTCTACGACAAGGACGGGAACGAGGTCCTGCGCGTCCGGACGGCGACCATGTCGTGCCGTTCCAACCGGGCGGTCGAGGTGACGCTCGAGGGCTACATCGTCGTGAAGGCGTAGCGGGAGGGACGGAATGGGCACGAGCGAGCTACTCGAGCACTGGCGCGCGCTGCAGGCGCAGGCGCGGCCGCCGCAGACGCGCGCGATCGCGCTGGGCGGGCTGCCGGCGTTCGAGCCGACGACGTTCGTCGTCGCGCCGCCGCCGGCCGCCGGCAAGGTGACGCACGGCATCACCTACTCGGGGCCTGAGCACGAGCGGATGATCGGCGTGATGATCTGCGCCGCGCACGCGCCGCACGGCACGATGGTCGCGCATGGCGCGTTCAGGGCGCGGATTAACACTAGCGGCCTACATGGCGTCGACCGCTACGTCCGGTGCGAGATGATGGCGACCGCGATCCCGGCCTACGCGCTCTTCGACTGGCCGGGCGACGGCGTGCACACGAAGCTCCTGCTCAACGTCGGCACCTTGCTCGCCGGCAACACGCTGACGCTCCAGTTCGCAGAGGGCGGGCCGATCCTGGGGTTCGACCAGGGATGAGCATTCACGCGCGCGGCATCGTGCTCTCCGGCGAGTTCGGACGGCTGGTCGTCGAGGCGAGCGACGCCGAGGTCGACCAGTTCGGGAAGGGCGCGCTCGTCGAGGTCAAGGCGGTCAACAATCGCGCGCGCGCGTGGGACTACGCGGCCAGCCGCCAGTCGTGGCCGAAGGGCGAGGTCTCCGACTACTCGCATGGCAGCGACGGCAAGATGGGTGCGCTCCTGACGACGGCGTGCGGGTGCCGCCGCGAGATCGTCGTCAGCGATCCGCCACCGCACGAGATCAGGCTCGCGCTGCATGGGCAGGTCTCCGTGACGACGTTTATCGACGACCCGACGCTGCCGGCGGTTCGCGTTCGCCGGTTCGTGCTGCGGGACGTCAGGCGCGAGAGCTACGGGCCACACGACGACGCGTTCTGGTCGACACCTGGCGCGATTAGCTACGGCAGGCGCCACGTCTGCACGGCCGAATACAGGGAGGACATCCAGTGACAGTGACCGAAGTACCGGGCGCGTGCGCGATGTGCGGGCAGGTCGGCTTCATCCGCTGGACGACGATCCACGCGGACCCGAAGACGGTCGAGTCGCTCGGCCTGCCGAAGCCGGACGGGCCGGTCGATCTCCGGGTCTGCCACGGCTGCTACCTGCAGGGGATGTCGAACATTCTCGGCCAGCGCGGCCTGCCGAAGGTCGTCCCCGGCGCGCAGCTCGCGCTGCCGCTCGAGACGGTGAAGCCGTGAGCATCGGCGGCCGGGACAAGCTGAAGCGGCACGCGCCGCTGCCCTACACGGTGACGCTCCGCGTGTCGATGGGCGAGGACGGCCCGCCGACCTCGGTCGACAAGGACGTCCTCGCCTACAGCATCGAGGAGGCGATCTGGGCGGCCGCCTGCGAGACGCACGGCGTGCTGCCGAAGGAGTCGCAGCTGACGATCGAGAAGGTCGCGCCGAACATGCGCCGCTGGTTCGAGATGGTGGCGCAGGGACTGATCACCTGATGGGCCTCAAGGTTGCGGCCGACGAGGCGCTGCCGGAGACGTTCCGGGTCTACCCGCTCGAGGACGACCCGGAGTTCTACTTCATCGTCCACATCAGCTGGACGCTCGACGAGATGCGCGAGACGATGCGCGCGACGCTCGGCCTCGACGCCGCCGACGTGCTCGCGTGCTGCTACGCGGTCTCGGCCGAGGACAACGCGCGTTACGCCGGGCTGCTCGGCTTCCTGTTCTTCGCGCGCGAGCGCATGGGGAGCGGCATCGTCGCGCACGAACTGGTGCACGCCGGGTTCCGGACGGCCGACGCTTCGGGCGTCCACATCATTCACTCCGACCGGCGCAAGGACGACGCCGGCCTCGAGTGGACGAACGAGAACGAGGAGCAGTACGCGGACGTCGTCGAGACCCTGACGAAGCAGTTCTGGAGGGAGGCCTATGCACGCGGACTTGCCGACTAGCGGGCGCCTGCTCACGGTGAACGAGGTCGCGGCGAAGTACCGGGTGCACCGCGTGACGGTCCGCCAGTGGGTCCGGAAGGGCCTGATCGGCTGCGTTCGCGTCGGGCCGTTCGGGCGCGTGCGGATCACCGAAGCCGAGGCCGCGCGGCACTTTGAGGAGACGCCGGGGGCGAAGTCATGAGCGTAGAAGTCTGCCTGTATCTGAAGCCTGGCGCGCTCGGCGTCGCGTCGGCGCCGCTCGAGGCCTACGCCGCGCCCGACGACACGGCCTGGCTCCAGGCGCTGATCAACAAGGGCGGGAGGGTTTACCTGCATGGCGGCAGCACCTACCGCATCGGCACGGTGATCACGCTCGGTCCCGGAACCGTCCTGTCCGGCCCGATCGCGAGCGGTACAGGGCCGTCGGTGATCGAGTGGGTCGGATGAGTTCGCTCGCGGGCGCCGAGCCGCCGTGGCTCTACACGCCCTTCCGCGGCGGGACGGTAATCCCGAGACGCTTCGCGTGCTTCGCCCGGTAGCGCATCTCGGTCGAAAGCGCGACCGCGTCGCGATCGAGTAACCCCGGACGTGTCGACCACGTCTCAAGCATGCGATGGAACGGCCTGAACCCGCCGTTCCTTGTCCACGCGTATAATCGGCCTACGATGTTCACGCGCTCGTCCTTGCCGTCGTCGCAATCAGGCTCGCGCCTAGCGGCGCGGAGCTATTGATCCGCGCGACGGAGACGAGTCCCGCCCATTAACCGGTTAATCGCACAGGCAGGCTCGCGACCGTCGCGCACAACGCGCGGAGGTCTCGGCACAGCTGGCACGCCGAGCGGTCCCGAAAACCGTGGCCCTTTACCGGGTGAGGAGTTCGACCCTCCTGGCCTCCGCCAAAAGCTCGTGGCCCTGTAGCACAACAGGTAGATGCGCCCGGCTCAAAATCGGGGACCGTGCCGGTTCGAATCCGGCCAGGGCTACCAAGGCCGTCGTGGTGGAAACAGGTAGACGCGCCAGGTCGAGAGCCTGGTGGGGCAACCCGTGCCGGTTCGAGTCCGGCCGACGGCACCAAGTTCGGGAGCGTGGCACAGCGGCAACTGCATCGCGCTGTAGACGCGACGGCTTCGGCCTGCGATGGTTCGAGTCCATCCGCTCCCACCAGTTCGCCGGCGTGGTGAAACAGGTAGACGCACTGGACTCAGACTCCAGCGGCCGAAAGGCCATAGAGGTTCGAATCCTCTCACCGGCACCAAATTATGAAAGGCACCAGATACGCGACGCGCGAGGAGTTCGACGCGGCGTGCGCGCGCATGTTCGCGAAGCACCGCAAGACGCTCGAGGCGCTCGTCGACTACGACGGCCGCGTCGACATGTGCGACAGGTGCGGCGAGACGCAGCGGCTCGCGAAGGTCAAGGGCTGCGTCCGCTGCCTCGCCTGCGGCTATAAGGGCGACTGTAATGGGTGGTGAACGATGACGAAGCGACTCCTGTTCTCCGTGGCGATCGACGACTGCGACGTCCAGACGTTCGCCTCTGGCGGGCCTGGCGGGCAGCACCAGAACAAGACGGCGAGCGGCGTGCGCATCGTGCACCGCGCGTCCGGCGCCGTCGGCGAGGCGCGCGACGAGCGCAGCCAGCACACGAACAAGCGGCTCGCGTGGCGGCGCATGGTCGCGAGCCGGGTGTTTAAGGCCTGGCATCGTCGCGTGACGTCCGAGCTAATGACCGGCAAGACGCTCGAGCAGCGCGTCGAGGAGGAGATGACGCCGGAGAAGATTCGCGTCGAGGCGCGCACCGCGCACGGCTGGGAGCGCATCGAGTAGCAAGATTGCGCGCTCGTTCAACGGCAGGACAGCCGACTTTGAATCGGCGGATCGTGGTTCGAGTCCACGGCGCGCAGCCAAGACGGAAGACTGACAGAACGGCATCGTGCCTGCCCGCTAAGCAGTGACCGCGGTAACACGCGTCGGGGTTCGAATCCCCGGTCTTCCGCCAAACCTAGCGTAAAATAATCTCACCCTCACAGAGCGACAACGCGACGCGCGCGCCCTCGGAACCATAGGAGGAACGCGATGCCTGTCCGCCTTCTCGCGCTCACCCTCTGCCTGCTCGTCTCCGCCTCGGCCAGCGCGCAGAGCGCCCTGTCCGTGTCGCCGACCTCGCTCTCGTTCGCCGCCGTCGCCGGGACGGCCGCCCAGCCGAAGACCGTCGACGTCGCGCGCGTCGGGCGCGGCGCGCTCAAGTGGAGCGTCGGGTCGCCGTCGGCCTCATGGATCGCGGTGACGCCGATGTCCGGCACGAACCGCGGCACACTGACCGTCTCGGTCGCGCCGCTGCCGACCGGCGACTACGCCGGGTCGTTCGCGGTCTCGGCGAACGGCGTGCACGTCACGGTCCTGGTCTCCGTGCACGTCGACGCTGCGCCTCCGCCTCCGCCTCCGCCGCCGCCGCCTACGCCGCCGCCTCCGCCGACGTCAGGCTACGGCCCGACACCGGACATTGCCTGCCCGGCCGACGCCGCGAGGGTCGCGCCGGGCGAGAGCGTCCAGCAGGCGCTCAACGGCTCGCTCAGCGTGTGCCTCGGCGCCGGCGTGCATGTCGTCACACACATCACGCCGCGCGCCGGTCAACTCCTGACGTGCGAGTTCGGCGCGTTCCTCGAGAACCCGGCCGGCTACGTCCACGAGTCCGGGATCATTGTTGCCATCGGCCCGAACGCGGCCGACTACGTCACCATCCGCAACTGCATCGTCAGGAAATCCGCGTGGCACGGCGTGTTCGCGTGGCCGGACTACGCCTCGATCAACGGCGTCTGGACGAACACCGGCGGCCCGGACGACTGGACGCTCGAGCACAACGACTTCTCCGGGAACCGCGGCGTCGGCGCGGTCACGACGAGCGGCGTCGTCTACCGCTGGAACAAGCTGAACGACAACGGCGAGGGCGGCTACAGCATCTTCATGCCCGACAAGCCGTTCACGTTCGAGCACAACGAGGTCGCCAGGAACCAGAGCGTTGGCGTGAACGGGCTGCAGAAGGCGCTCGACACGAACGCGCCGTGCGTCGTACGGGGCAACCACTTCCACCACAACGTCAGCCACGGCTGGTGGAACGACGGGAACGGGAAGGGATGCCTTCTCGAGGACAACGTCTCGGAGTTCAACGGCGGTGCCGGTTTCCACCTTGAGGGCAGCGTCGAGACGGTCATGCGCCGGAACGTCAGCCGCGGGAACGCGGGAGGCGGCGTCTTCGTCTCGTCGTCGCGGGACCTCGACATCTACGACAACGACATCGCGGACAACGGGCAGTTCGGGATCCAGTACTACATCAACTGCGGCATCCTGACGCAGGGATGGCACTGGTCGCCGGATCTGAAGGGGAACAACGCGCACGACAACCGCATCCGCCAGATGGCCGGGCATGCGGCGACGTTCTCCTACGCCGCCGCCTGCACCGGCGGGCTGTTCCCGACCTTCTACGCCGACTACGTGCTGAACGGGAAGGGCAACTGGTTCCGCGCCAACGCCTACACCGTGCCGGCGGGCGCGTGGATGTGGATGTGGACCGACCCGAACGGCGAGTTCACGGGCTACTGGGGCGCGAAGGACTGGGACGGCTGGCGCGCGCTCGGGCACGACCTGACCGGCACCGTTATGGCGCCGTAGGTTTTACTTCACGCGCGACTTCGCGTATTATCGGTAGCACGATGTCGAGACCGACCTTCCACGCCATGCCGAGAGGCACGTGGCAGTGCACAGCGACCGCGATCCGGCCAGAAGCCGATCGCGTCAATCGCTAGCACTGGAGGGTCGGGTCGCGTCGTCCCCACATAGAGGCAAGGCCGCCTCGAACCTCCAGAGAAGCAGGACGAGCCGTCGCGCGGCTCGAGATCGTAGGTGTCGCGGGGTAGCGCAATTGGTAGAGCGCCGGGCTCATAACCCGGAGGCTGGGGGTTCGAGTCCCCTCCCCGCAACCAAACTTTACGCGGAGCCGTGGAGGAGCAGGAGTCCTCGCCTGCCTGTCACGCAGGAGATCGCGGGTTCGAGGCCCGTCGGTTCCGCCATGCTCGAGGGTCGGTAGCTCAAGTGGTAGAGCACTCGCCTCGTAAGCGAGAGGTTGCGGCTTCGAGTGCCGCCCGGTCCTCCAAAGTTCGCGGGTCGGTGGCGCAGACGGTAGCGCACTCGGCTGGTATCCGAGAGGTCGCGGGTTCGATTCCCGCCCGGTCCTTCACGTTCGCCGCGAGCGCTGACGCGCAGCTGCGCATTGTAGGCGCGGCGTGGTCGGTTCGATTCCGACACGCGGCTCCACGCTCTTTGACAACTGCACACGTAGAGGCATGTTGGCCGTGGCCGAATGGCTAGGCACGCGACTGTGAATCGCGGCACGCGGGTTCGATTCCCGTCGGTCAACCCAACACGCAAGGGCGAGCGCGCGGGCGCGCATCGGTCTCCAAAACCGACCGCAGCCGGTTCGACTCCGGCCGCCCTTGCCAAGAAACGCTGCCGACGAGTCCCGGTCGGGGTTAGGCGAGGTATCGAGTTGACGTCGCATGCGGGTAACATCCGGCCACGCGTCAACTGGTAGTCCTAAGGGGAATAAATTCGCTGGCGTCGTCCAACGGCAGGACCCGAGTCTTCCAAACTCGTGATGCGCGTTCAAATCGCGTCGCCCGCACCAAGTCTCCACGCGACGTCGGACGATCACCGAGGAGCCGCCGCGGCATAACGCGGCGTCGTCGCATCCGCTCCCGCCTCCGGACCGAGGACGCAGGTCTACGAAGCCAGCCAGGCAGGTTCGACTCCTGCCGGGAGCACCAATTCGCTGCTGTCGTCCAAGGGCAGGACGCGACGTTGCCAACGTCGAGATGCCGGTTCGAATCCGGTCAGCCGCACCAACGTGCGCGGACAGGGCGGTTATGTAGAGGATTGCAAACCCTCGTAGCGCGGTTCGACTCCGCGGCGCACGTCCATCGGGTCTGTAGTGGTAACGGGAGCACGCCTGCCTTGCAAGCAGGAGGTGTCGGTTCGACTCCGTCCAGATCCACCAACTCCGCTCGCGCTGCGGGACTGCAGACGCTGGTCTCCGAAGCCGGCCGTCGCCGGTTCGAGTCCGGCCGCGAGCACCAAGAGTCCGGAGACGCGGTTCATCCAAGTCCGCCGCCCAGACGTGGGCGTAGCTTAGGGCAGAGCGCCGGACACATCACGCCGTAGCGCAGACGGATCGACGCGCTCGCCTTCTAAGCGAGAGGACGCAGGTTCGATTCCTGCCGGCGTGACCATATTGCGACGTCGTTCAACGGCAGGACGCTCGGTTCTGACCCGAGTGACGCTGGTTCGAGTCCAGCCGTCGCAGCCAACTCTCCGCGTGAGCGCAAAGGACAGCGCGCCCGTCTCCTAAACGGGTCCGGTATGCGGGTTCGAGTCCCGCCGCGGAGGCCATCGACGCGTAGCTCAACGAGGCAGAGCAGCCTCCTTATAAGAGGCAGACGATCGGTTCGAATCCGACCGCGTCGACCACGTTCACAGGTGGTGTCAACAGGTAGCACGCCCGGCTGTTAACCGGTACGGTGCGAGTTCGAATCTCGCCCTGTGAGCCAACTTTACTACCGGCGCGCGATCGACTTCACGATGTAACCACGCGTAGCTCAGGAGGCGGAGCACGCGGCTGATAACCGCGAGGTGAAGGTTCGACTCCTTCCGCGTGGACCACGGACGCGTAGCAAAATCGGATTGCAACTGGTTTACACCCAGTCCAAACGGGGGTTCGAATCCCTCCGCGTTCACCAACTGCGGGGCCATCCGCTAACGGCAGGCAGCCTGACTCTCTATCAGGAAATGCGGGTTCGACTCCCGCTGGCCCTACCATCGCGACGTCGTTCAGGGTGCAGGCATCCCTGCTCCGGCTTTCAACCGGATGCTCGCGGGTTCGAGTCCCGTCGACGTCACCAAGCCAGGAGGACGAGATGCGGACACTGACCACACCGGGCGGCACGTGGAAGTATCTCGTCGGCGTCGAGTTCGTGAAGTTCTTCGCGCCGGACGGCCGGGCGTTCGTCGTCTCCGCGCACGACGTCGCCGGCATGAGCGCGAGCGCGTTCGACCGCGGGCGGCAGGCGCTGACGACCGACGGCATGGTCACGCCGCTGCGCGTCCGCTGCTACATCGACTCGGGGAAGTGGGCTAGTCTGGTTTAGGCCACCTGCGTCGGAAGCAGGGCACTTCGCGGGTTCGAATCCCGCCTTCCCCACCATCTACCGGGACGTGGCCGAGAGGATAGGCGCCTGTTTTGGGAACAGGAGATCGGCGGTTCGAGTCCGTCCGTCCCGACCATTTCGCTATAATTGACGCGGCAGCGTCGGCGTGGATGCCTGACACGCACGTTACGAAGCGGCGACCCGCACGTCGCCATTGAGGCGCTCGGTCACAGGGTGCGGCATAATTCCGAAGCCGGGTCAGAACCGGCACGCTGCCAACTTTCGCCGGAGGCCGCATGAACCAGCAGCTGCTCGGATACAAGTTCCGCGTGCTCTGGAAGGCGACCGGGCTCGTCGAGACCGTCAACGCGCGCGCCTTCGACTCGGCGAAGGGCCGCATCATGCGCCGCTACCGCGACGCCGTCGGCTGGCAGTTCGTCGGTACGACCGCGCCGGTGCCGCCGACGGTCACTGACGCGTGGCTCACGAAGATGCCGAGGAAGGTGTTTTGATGGGGCAGCAGGACTACACGTTCGGCTGGATCGCCTGCGCGCTCGGCGCGCTGGTCGGCGCGCTGGTCGGCATGCTCGCCGTCCCGGCGCGCACGGCCTACGAGGTCCTGCCTGGGCCGCCAGGGCCGACCGTCTACGCGCCGCCGATGCCGCCAGTCGTCCATGTCGTCGCCGTCGCCGCCGACTACGAGCCGACGCCGCACCGGACCGACTGCGTCGCCGTAGCGTGGCGCTGAATGCGACTCGGATTCATGTGGAACTGTCCGTGGCGCGTCGAACTCGGTAGGCGTTTTGAATACTGGCGGCGCTATCAGGTCGGGCCATTCTACGCGCTAGTCTCTAGAGAGGACGAGAAATGACCGCGCAGACCCTTCTCCTGAACGCGACCTTCGAGCCCGTCACGGTCGTGCCGTGGCAGCGGGCGATGACGCTCTGGGCGCAGGGCAAGGTCGAGATCATCGACGAGCACGACGTCACCGTGCGCGCGGTCTCGTTCTCGTTCAAGCTGCCGTCGATCGTCCGGCTCCTGCGGTTCGTCCGCACGCGCCGCCGGATCGAGCGGATGCCGTTCACGCGCGCGAACATCTACGCGCGGGACAACCACGAGTGCCAGTACTGCGGCGGCGAGGGCGACCTGACGTTCGACCACGTCGTGCCGGAGTCGCAGGGCGGGCGCAAGGACTGGACGAACATCGTCACGGCCTGCTTCGACTGCAACCGCCGCAAGGGCGCGCGGACGCCGGATGAGGCGGGCATGGCGCTGCGGCGCAAGCCGGTCGCGCCAGGCGCGGCGCTGCGCGTCGTCGTCGGCGTCAAGAAGGCGCCGAAGTCGTGGCTCGGGTGGCTATACGGAGGCAACGATAATGCTGACGCCTGAAGGCCGCGCCGCGTTCATGCGCGGCAACGATAACCGCTGAAAGAATCGTCGCGTCGGCCTGACGTAGCTCAGTGGGACGAGCGCCGCGCTGAAGACGCGGAGAGGCGGGTTCGAATCCTGCCGTCAGGGCCAGCTTTTACTAACCGCGCGCTCGTAACTCAATAGGCTAGAGTCCTGCCTCTTAAGCAGCGAGATCCCGGTTCGATTCCGGGCGGGCGCACCAGCATCGGGCCGTTAACTCAACGGGCAGAGTCTCGCCTTTTAAGCGAAGAGACGCGGGTTCGAGTCCTGCACGGCCCACCATTAACCGGTTAATCCATGCCTCTGCGTGCCGCAGTCGTGCAGTAACGCCGCGTAACGCGGTATAGCGCTATAGCGCAAGTTCATCATCCGCGCGTCGCCTCGCGTTTACTATCGAACGCAGGGGTACGCGGATGGCGGCTCGTCCGTCCGCGACCGCACACAACCAAGACAACAGAACACGTGGCTGACACCGCCCAAGAGGCGTCGTCGCGCGGCCGCCCGGCGTTCGCGTCGCGTCTCGTCGGCAAGAACGCCGACGACCGTGCGACCGCGCTCGCGGCGCAGCATCCGGACTACGTGACGAACAAGCCGTCATGGGAGGTCCTGCTCGACGCCTTCGAGGGGCGCGGCGGGTTCCTGGACGGGACCTACCTCTGGCCGTATCCGCGCGAGTCCGCGACCGGGTTCGACGAGCGGAAGAAGATGGCCCGGTACCACAACTACCTAGAGACGCTCGTCGACCTCTACGTGCGGTTCATCTTCACGCAGGGCGTCAAGCGCGACTCGAAGTCGACGGGCTACAACGAGTGGCTCGAGGACGTCGACGGCACCGGGACGCACGTCAACGAGTTCCTGAAGCGGTTCACGGCCCTCTCGCTCGTCGGCGGGCACGCCGGCATGCTGGTCGACAAGACGACGGACGAGCCGGTCGGGCCGTCGCGGGCCGAGGAGACGGCGCGGCCGATCGCGAGCCTGTTCACGGCGATCTCGGTCATCGACTGGCGGTTCGCCGGCACGGGCCTCGCCGCCGTGAAGCTGATCGAGGCGTCGCCGCCGCTGCCGATCGACGAGGTGCCGGACCCGGAGGAGCCGACCGACCAGCTGCTGCTCTGGGACGAGGAGGGCTGGGCGCGGTTCTCGGCGAAGGGCGAGCTGCTGTCGGCCGGGACGCCGAACCTCGGCATGGTGCCGTTCGTCGTCCTGCGGCCGAAGGCGAGCCACACGAGCCTGATGCTCGGGCGGCCGCTGGTGAGCAACGCGAACGTCGTCTGCGCGCTGTTCAACCGCGCGTCCGAGGAGGACGAGGTTCTCCGCAACCAGGCGTTCTCGCTGCTGACCGTGAGCGTCGACAAGGACGGCGACGTCGAGCAGGCGAAGGGCCACGTGCAGGGCGTCGTCGGCACCGCGCGCGCGATCGTCGTCAAGGGCGAGATCGACTACAAGACGCCGGACATGAACGTCCCCGGCGCCATCCGGGACAACATCGCGTACCTCGTGCAGGAGATGTTCAGGGCCGCGCACGTGCGGTTCCGCCGCGATTCGCTCGCGGCCGAGAGCGGCGAGGCGATCCGGCTGCAGTACGCCGAGCTGAACGAGATGCTGCAGGGCCTCTCGCGCGCGCTCTCGAACGCCGAGACCGCGATGGCGCGCGCCTGGTTCGCGTGGACCGAGGCGACGCCCGAGGCCGCGCAGGCGGCGTTCGAGGCGGCCGAGCCGACGGCGACGTACCCGGACGAGTTCTTTCTCGACTCGCTGATCAACGACCTCGACGCGTGGGCGAAGGCCATCGAGATGGACCTCGGCCCGACGATGACGAAGCGCATCAAGAAGCGCGCCGCGCGCCGCGTCGACCCGGACATGACCGCCGAGGAGCTGGCCGAGATCGACGAGGAGATCGACGGGATGATCGACGAGGACCTCGAGCGCCAGGAGGAGGTCAAGGCGGAGATCGCGAACCGCGGCGGCGTCGACACCGGCGACCCGGAGGCCGACCTGATGCGGACCGAGAAGCTGTCGGCGCCTGAGGACGAGGAGTGACGCAGCGCGAGCTGCGGCGGCTGGTCGACGCGGCGGAGCCGAAGGTCAGGGCGCAGGTCGAGCGGGCGCTGAAGGCGCTGCAGGAGGCCGTGCCGGAGTCGACGCTCGAGCAGATCATCCGGACGCGTGACGTGTTCGCGATCCACGACCTCGCCGGCTCGCTGCCCGCCAGGCTCGCGGCTACCGTCATGGCGCTCGACGCGCTAGTCACCGCCGGCGCGAAGGCCGGGTGGCAGGTCGCGATCTCGGAGCGCGTCAGCGCCGTCATGCGGTTCGACGCCGTGAACGCCTACGCGGTGCGGGCCGCGCGCGAGAACGGGGCAAGGCTGGTGACGGCCGTGACTCGGGAGACGCGGGAGTCGATCAGGGCAGTCGTGGCGCGCTCCTACACGGAGGGCATTCCCCCGCGGGAGGCGGCACGGCTCATACGCCCGCTGATCGGTCTCACCGAGCGTCAGGCCACGGCCGTCGCGAGCCTCCGCGCCGACCTGATTGCGAGCGGCGCGTCGCGGCGGCAGGCGCTGTCGGACGCGCGGAAGTACGCCGAGCACCTGCGCCGCTCGAGGGCGCTGATGATCGCGCGCACCGAGGTCGTCCGGGCCTCGACGGCCGGGACGCTCGCGTCCTGGGATGCGGCGGTAAAGGGCGGGCTGCTGTCGCCGCGCAGCCGCAAGGTCTGGATCGTGACCGACGACGATCGGCTGTGCCGGTTCTGCCTGGGCATGGACGGCAAGACGGCAATGGTCGGGAACGACTTCATCGGCGGGCGGTTCGGCAAGGTGAGCGGGCCGCCGCTGCACCCGAACTGCCGGTGCGCGATCGGCATCGAGTCGGTGCCGGTGGAACGGAGACGGAGGGCCGCGTGAGCGAGACCGCGCGCATCGAGCTACCGGTCGGGAGCGTCGTGCTGCCGGCCGCGGCGGCGTCGACCCTGCCGAAGCCGCGCGACTGGCGAAAGATGGCGATCGAGGCCGGCATCCGGCTCGACATCGCCGAGACGCAGGCGAAGGACCTGCGCATCGCCGCCGACGAGGCGCGTGCGCGGTTCACGAAGTACAAGGGCCGGCTCGACGCCTCGCAGGCGCGCGTCAACGAGCTGGAGGTCGAGCGCATCAAGCTCGCCACCGAGAACGACGAGCTGCGGGCGCAACTCGCGCGCCAGGCCGAGATCTCGAGGAAGGTCTACGAGTTCCGCAAGTCGATCCTGGAAGGTCCGCTCTGGGACCTGTTCGTCGAGACGTCAGTCAGTCCGGCCATCGAGCCGGGCGGGGAGCAGAAGGCATGAGGACGCACACGCGATGGACGCCACGGCTCGGGTATCGCGCGGCCGTCATCGGGTTCGACGACCCGCCGCCGCCACAGCCGGACGCGAACGAGGCGCTCGAGCGGCTAAAGTTCGAGGCCGAGCAGGCGAGGGCCGAGGCCGCGAAGGCGAAGCTGGCGCTCGAGGAAGCGAAGAAGGCGCAGCCGAGCGACGAGCAGCGCGCGCGCTGGGCCGAGCTGGAGGCGCAGGCCGAGAAGGCCGAGCAGGACCGCGCGATGAAGGCCGGCGAGTTCGAGACCCTGAAGGGCCAGCTGACGTCGCGCTACGAGAAGGAGATCGACGGCCACAAGCAGGCGACCGCGAACGCGCTCGCCAAGGCCGAGGCGCTCGAGCGCGACATCGAGAACGAGATGATCGCCCGCGAGTTCGCGCAGGCGCAGACGCTGTTCGGGCCGACCGGCAAGACGATCTGGTTTCCCGAGGTGGCCGAGACGTACTTCCGGCGCAACGTCGTCGTCGAGAAGCTGGACCAGAACGGCAAGACGGTCCGCCGCGTGATCGTGCGGAACAACGCCGGCACGACAATCCTCGACAACAAGGGCGCGCCGATGGCGTTCGCGAAGGCGATGGAGGAGCTGATCGACAACCACCCGCAAAAGGACGCGATCCTGCGCGGGAGCGGCAAGGTCGGAGCTGGTAGCTTCGGCGGGTCCCACGGCACGTCAGGCGACATCGACGTGACCAAGCTGCGGGCGAGCGACTTCGGCGACGAGAAGGTCCGCGACGCTGTGCGCAAGTCGCAGGCGGCGTCAGGCGGCCTCCAGATCGCGCCGGGATTCGCGAAGCTCCGCAACCGCGGCAAGTAGGCCCGCGGCGGTACGGCACGGAAGGGACTAAGGCACATGGCAAGGACGATGACGCGGTGGACGCCGAAGGCGGGTCCGCGGCGCGCGATCGTCGGGTTCGCGGGCGAGACCACGACGACGACGCTCACGGAGATGCTGCGCAACGCGTCGTGGAACAGCTCGCAGCTCTACTTCGCGGAGCGGCCGGGCGTGAGCGGCTTCGTCACGGTGAAGGACATCACGGGCGAGGACACCCTCGTCGCGCGGTTCCCGATCTACGACAAGGTGAGCGCGGCGGCGATCTCGGAGGCGTCGGACTTCACGACGAACTCCGCGCTCGACACGACCGGCTCGGCCGACGCGTCCGTCAGCGAGCACGCGATCCGCTTCGAGATCACGGACCTCTCGGTCGGCGCGACCGTCGAGGACGTGATGTCGCCGTCGAACATGGTCTCGCAGAAGGCGATCAGCGAGGGCGGGATCGCGGGCCGTGCGGCGGGCGAGGCGCTCCAGCGCCTGCAGGACCAGGACATCTGCGCGCTGTTCTCGGCGTTCGACTCCTCGACCGGGTCGAACTCGGGGCCGCTCACGCAGACCCTGTTCATCGCGGCGGTGACGCAGCTCAACATCGACAACATCCCGACCGACCAGCGGGTCGCGGTGCTGCACGCGAAGCAGTGGCAGGCGCTCCTGCCGGTGTTCGATGACGCGAACGTGTTCGGCGCGCAGGGGCAGGAGATCATCAGCTCGGGCGCGGTCGGCACGATCTACGGCGTGCTCATCTTCGAGACGAACAACGTGCGGACGGCGACCGTCTCGACCTCGACCGTCTACGCGGGCTGCGTGATGCATCCGACGGCGATCGGCCTCGGCGTTAAGGGCTCGATGCCGCAGATCGAGGCGGAGCGGAAGGCGTCCCTGCGTGCGACGCAGCTCGTGGCGACCGGCGTCTGGGGCGAGATCGAGTACCGCGGTCAGGCGACCACGAACGGGCGCGGCGGCGCGGGCGTTTTCTTCTACAGCAACACCACGAACTAAGCCGGGCCGGGTTCGCCCGGCTCGTCTCGCGAGGCATGGCGTGCGCGCACGCTGGAGCAGCCGCTCAGCAGGCGCGCACGAGGCGCTAACCATCCCGCAATCACGCGGGGACCCGTGGGCCGGCGGGCTGGCCGTCCCGATCGAGCGCGAGGGAGGCGTATGAGTCTGAAGCTCGTCCCGTTCAGCGACGTCTGGATCGACCACGACAAGATCGACATCCACGCCATCTACAAGCGGCCGCGCTTCATCGAGGACGCCTACGGCGAGACGCAGCGTGAGTACGTCAACGGGCTGCCGACCTGGGACCTGACCGGCCCGCTGCCGGTCCGCCTGCACAACCGCTGGCGCTCGAAGGGGTTCGAGTACGTGACGCTCGCGAACCGGGAGTCGCTGCGGACGGCCGCGCGCGCGGGCACGCTGCCGCCGGGCACGAAGATCGACGACTTCGACCAGCACCAGACCGGCGGGCCGTGGAACTACAAGCGCTACGCCGAGGGCCAGACCGAACTGGTCACGCAGGCGGCGAAGCAGCTCGAGGAGGACGTCGCGCTCTACGGGTCGGACGCCGTCGAGGGCCTCCGGCGCCGGTACGAGCCTGGGTTCGTGCTGCCGGAGAAGCTGCGCGGCATCCCGGCGCCGAAGCCGGCGAAGGCCGAGAGGGCGAGCTAGTGCGCGTCGCCATTGGCCTGCTCATGGCGAACGGGTTCGCGATGTATCCGCCGTTCGTTATGGGCTGGACGCGCATGCTGCAGGGGCTGCTCACTGGCGCGCTGAACGCGCCAGGCGGACCGCAGGTGACGGAGGTCAACGTCGTCTACGGGCAGGACTTCCCGATCGACCACGCACGGAACCGGATGCTGCGGCTAATTCTCGACGATGACCCGCGCAGCGAATGGGTGCTGTTGCTTGACGTCGACATGTCGCACCCGCCAGACACGCTGCATCGCCTGCTGGCGCACGGCAAGGACGTCGTGACGGGACGCTACACGATGCGTAAGCCGCCGTTCTTCTCCGTCGCTATGCGAAAGACGGGAGACGGTCCGACCGACTACCAGGCGATCGAGAAGGTCGAGCCGGACGTGACCGGCCTGCTGCCAATCGACGCAGCCGGCGCAGGCTGCCTGCTGGTGTCCCGGCGCGCGCTGCTACGTATTCGTGACCTGATCGGCGACGACTGGTTCCGCTACCAGGACGGGCCTGACGGAAAGCGGTCGCGCAGCGAGGACATGTGGTTCTTTGAGGCCGCGCGCGAGGCCGGGTTTCAGCCATACCTGGACGCCGACCTCTGGTGCGGGCATATCGCATCGTTCGTCGTCGACCCGAAATACCACGAGCCATACGCCGAGGCGTTCAAGCAGGCGGTGCCGGCATGAGTCGCGGCGCAGGCGACAGCATCGAGATCGTCCGGCGGTCGTCGGGGCCGAAGGAGTTTATCGCGATCGGCATCCCGACCTACGGCACGGTCGACATCTTCTGGGCGACGCGGGCGTTCGGCATGCTGCGGCACCCGATGAACCGCGACGTCCGACAGTACATCATTCTCGGTCAGGAGGTCGGCCTGGCGCGGAACGAGATCGTCGCGAAGGCGCTCGCCGTCGAGAAGAGCGACCCGACGAAGCGCTGCTCGCACGTGTTCTTCATCGACGACGACGTCTACCTGCACCCGGAGTCGCTGCTGAAGCTGCTCTCGGACGCGCGGCCGATCGTCGGCGGGCTCTATTTCGCGAAGACGCAGGTGCCGCAGGCGCTCGTGCTCATGGAGGACGGCGTCGAGACGAAGTGGTTCCCTGGCGAGATCGTCGACTGCTGGGCGCACGGCATGGGCATGACGCTGATCCAGGCCGACGTGTTCCGGCGCCTGCGCGACGAGACCGACCTCGGGACCGACGCGCGCGGGAACCCGAACTGGTTCGAGACGCAGCAGGACGCGCCGGTGCTGAAGGCGGACGGGACACCGGCGTTCCACAGTCACACGGAGGACGTCGCGTTCCTGCGGCGGGCGGCCGCGCTCCGCTACCAGCCCGGCGTCGACACGAGCGCGCCCGCGTTCGGCTTCCACTACTCGCGCGCGGAGCAGAGGGGCTACCCGCTGAAGCAGTGGTTCGAGTTCCAGCAGCACGGGCGGATCACGTGGACGGACACGCCGGACGGCGTGCCGGTCGTCTGGGAGAACGCGGCGTGAGGCTTGACAGTTTCGACCGCTGGATCGGCGGCCATATCACGTTCGGGCCGGTTACGGTCTATGGCCGCAACGCGATGCACTTCGCGGTCAACGTCAGGATGTTCGGCGGCTACTTGTGCGTCAGGTTGCCGCTCACGTGCTTCGGCAGATGGTGGCCGCTCTACGCCTACTGGTCTCAGAACGCGACGCCGTGGCATCACACGACGCGCGGGTTCGGCGACATCGAGCCCGATATGTGCGTTTGCGACGAGTGCTACGAGACCGGCAGTGGTCGCTACTCGGATCCGCGCGAATACGAGAACCTGAAGGAGTATCGCGCGTGAGGCAGCTGACATCGTCGCGGCGGACGAAGGACGAGGTGCTCGACGGCATCCGGGGCGACTACGAGGCGCACGGCGACGCGATCGCGTCGTTCCATAAGGCGTTCTACAACAGCCTGCAGACGTGGTGCATGACGTCGTTCGAGGGCGTGCCGGTCCTGAAGAACCCGATCGATATGTGGGTCATGCAGGAAATCATCTGGGAGCTGCGGCCGACGCTGATCATCGAGACCGGGACGGCGTTCGGCGGCTCGGCGCTGTTCTACGCGCGGTGCCTCGACAAGCGCGGGCCTGGCGCGGTGATCTCGATCGACTGCGACCCGCACGACGCGCTGCCGAAGCACCCGAAGATCCAGTTCGTGCGCGGGTTCTCGGTGCAGCCGGACATCGTCGCCGCGGTCCGGGAGTGCGCGTCGTCGCACCCGCGCGTGATGGTCGTGCTCGACTCGGACCACAGCAAGCAGAACGTGCTCGACGAGCTGCACGCCTACGCGGACCTCGTGACGCCTGGGCAGGTCCTCGTCGTCGAGGACACGAACCTGAACGGGCGGCCGGTCGAGCAGGACTGGAACGGCGGGCCGGGGCCGGGGCCGGCGGTCGACGAGTGGCTGCCGGAGCACCCGGAGTTCGAGTGCGACCTGCTCGGCGAGCGCTACTTGCTGACGATGCATCCGGGTGGATGGTTAAGGAGGGTCAGTTAGATGGCGAAGACCTCACTCGAGAGTCGCAGGGAAGCCGCGCAGCGCGCGCACGCGATCACCGCATCGCAGGGCGGCTGCTACGCGGGCAGCCCGTGGAAGGGCACCTACGACAAGCCGGTCCCGCGCACGGCGAAGGCCGGGCCGACGGCGCGCAAGAACCCGCGCGACGCGCGCTACTACCGGTGAACCCATGACGATGACACAGGACGAGATCATGCGGAAGTTCATGGAACTCGAGGCGCGCGTCACGCTGCTCGAGCTGTCGTGCCCTGGCTGCGAGAAGTTCGACATCACGATCAAGGACAAGGTCGCCGAGGCAGAGGCCGCCGAAGCTGACCGCGAGAAGCACGCCGCGCCGAACGGGGACTTCTAAATGCGCGACAGCCTCAAGAAGTCGATCGACCACACGCCGGCGAGGGGGTTCGAGCGCTACCCGAAGGGGAGCCTCGTGCTCTGCAACGCCTGCTCGAAGCCGGTCTTCCGGCTCGACGTCTCCGTCTCGCTCGGCGAGAAGGCCGGGCAGGCGGCGCGCGCCTTCAAGCCGTGCAGCGTGCAGGACCTGTTGACGCTGGCGAACCGCGAGGACGTCGACGCCGGCATCCTCGCGCTGGTGCGGTCGATGACGCTCGAGCAGATGCAGGCGCACGTCGCCTCGCTGCGCGAGATGAAGTCGGGCGATCCGATGATCTGCCCGGCCTGCGGCGACTGCTTCGTGCAGGTCGTCAGCGTCGACCGCGAGGAGGCGCTCGACCGGAGCTACACCGTCGAGATCCTGACGATCCCGCCGCAGGGCCGGATGACGGCCGTGCGCGGCAAGAGCGTCGGCGTCAACGCCGACCGCGGGCAGGGGTGGCTTAACTAATGGCGCTCGTCGTCGACGACACGCCCGGCGGCGCGACGGCGAACAGCTACGCCGACGTCGCGCTCGGCGACACCTACCACGAGGCGCATCTCTACATGACGTCCTGGGAGGACGCCAGCGAGGACGAGAAGGGCCGCGCGCTCGTGACGGCGACGCGGATGCTCGACACGTGGTTCGACTGGGTCGGCACGGTCGCGAGCGACACGCAGGCGCTGCGCTGGCCGCGCATCGACGCCTACGACCCGGACGGGCGCCTGCTGGCGAGCGACGAGATCCCGGCCGCGATCGCGAACGGGACGATCGAACTCGCGCGCGAGCTGCTCGCCGGCAACCGCGAGGCCGACAGCGACACCGAGACGCAGGGCATCAAGAGCGTCAAGGCCGGCTCGGTCGACATCGAGTTCAAGGAGAGCGTGACGTCGAAGCCGATCCCGGACGCGGTGCAGTCGATGCTGAGCCACTACGGCACGATACGGTCGCGCTCGGGTAGCGGCAGCGTCCTCGTCCAGAGGGGGTAGCCATGGGTCTGGCAAACATCGTCCGGAACGCGGTCGCGACGGCCGACACGATCACGAAGGACCTGCAGGCGACGGTAACGCACTACGCCTGGACCGGGCAGAACGACACCGCGGCGCCGACCTACGGCAGCGGCGTCAGCCGGAAGGCGATCGTCGAGATGAAGCAGCGGCTGGTCCGGAAACCGAACGGGGACGAGATCGTCGCGCGCGCGCGGGTGATGTTCCTGGCGCTGCCGACGGCGAACGGCGCGTCCGGCCGCCGCGAGCCGATCGACCCGCGCGACAAGATCGTGCTCCCGGACGGGACGACCGGGCCGATCCTCGACGTGACGGGCCTCGTCGACGCGGAGTCGACGACGGGGCGCTCCTACTTCGCGGAGGTGTGGCTTGGATAGTGGCGTCGAGGTCGACACCGCGAAGGTCCGCGCCAGCCTCGACAGGCTCGCGTCGCGCTTCCCGAACGAGGTCGCGCGCGCCCTCTACGAGGAGGCGCAGATCGAGATGACCGAGGCGAAGCGGCGCACGCCGGTCAAGACCGGTGCGCTGCGCTCGACCGGGCACGTCGACGACCCGACCGTGTCGTTCGGCGGCGACATCTCGGTGACGCTCGGGTTCGGCGGGCCGGCGGCGCCCTACGCGGTCAAGGTGCACGAGGATATGGACGCGTTCCATAGAGTTGGTCAGAGCAAATATCTCGAGAGCGTGATCATGGAGTCGCGGCCCTACATGGCGGCGCGCATCGCGCGGCGCATCCAGCTCGAGAGGCTGCTCTAGGTGCTGAGCGCGGAGTTCGGCGCGCGGCTGACGGCGCAGGGCCTGACGACCGGCTACACGGTGATCCGCAACACGGTGCCGGCGCTGCCGGACAAGGTCACCGTCGTCACCGAGACCGGCGGCTCCGGGCCGTCGCAGACGTTCGACGGGCAGACCGTCGAGAACCCGAACGTGCAGGTCGTCGTCCGGGGCCTCGCGGACGACTCGGACGGGCCGCGGCTGACGGCCGAGCGCATCTACCAGGCGGCGATGAACTGGGGCGCGTTCTCGCAGTCGTCGGTGCGGTTCCTGTCGGTGACGCCTCTCGCGGCGCCGTTCCCGAGGGGCAAGGACGACAACCGGCGCGTCGAGTGGGTGGTTAACTTCGCGGTCGAGAAGGAGCTGTCGTCAACCGCATGAGCGAACAGAAGACGCTGCACGTGGACGCCGCCTACTGGGATCGCGGCTGGCGCAACGTGCCGGACATGACCGGCGCACGGCGCCTGCTCGACGCGCCGGACCTGCGGGAGATCGCGGCCGCGCTCGTGATCGAGCTGCCGCTGCGGGATGTGCTCGACGTCGGCTGCGGGACCGGGCGCGCGGCGCAGGTCTGCACGAGCTACGTCGGGACCGACATCGCGCCGTCGGCGATCGAGTACTGCGAGCGGAAGAAGATCCCGGCCATGCTGATGACCGGGTCGCACGACCTTCCGCCAGGCCAGTTCCAGACCGTGCTGTGCATCTCGGTTTTCACGCACATGGGCCGCGACGAGCGCAGGGCATACCTGGCGGCGTTCGCGCGAAAGGCGGACGAGCTGATCGCCGACATCATCATCGGCGACGGGACCGGCGACGTCGCGGTCTGGACGGCGGTGCGCGAGGAGTTCGAGGCCGACCTGCGCGAGGCGGGCTACGTGCACAGCCATCCGGTCGACTTCCAGTGGGACGACCACGTGCACAGCTACTGCTTCGCGGAGCAGGTCGCGTGAGGCCGCCGGTGCCGCTGCCGACCGCGCCGCCGTTCGTCTCGCTCTACACGCCGACGTTCCGCCGTCCGCAGGCGCTCGTGAGGAACATCGAGAGCGTCGCGCGGCAGACGGCGCGCGAGCACGTCGAGCAGGTCATCGTGCCGGACCACGTCGGCCACGGCATCGCGTGGGGCCTGTTCGGGCGGATCAAGTGGTACGCGCCAGCGCTGCGCGGCCTCTACGTCGCCGTCGTCGCCGACGACGACCATCTCGCGGCCGACGACGTCGTGGCGAAGGTGAAGGCGTT